CTTTAGAAAAAGGTTTGAGAGAAAATACTTTATCTTTAGATAGTAAAAAAACTAAAAAATTAAAATGAAGTTCGACTTTATATACTTAGGTCAAACAGTTTTAAAATACCAAGTCCCTCTGGAAATATTTGTAGGTCTTAATGAAATCTATGAAAGACAAAAAAAACAATTACCGAAAGCCAACAAACAGTTAGTAGGAAAAATAAAAGACGAAGTATCTTTATTTTATTCTGGTCCTAACAGCGATAAGATGCATCAGCATTGTTTCGTACCACAAGATATATTAAAATGGTTTCATACCGTATTTGATCATTACACAAATTGGAACAAGATAGGTCCAACAGATAAATCTATAAATTCTATTTGGGTTAATGAGATGAAGGCACATGAATATAATCCAATACATATTCATCAAGGTAAACTATTTACAGGTTTATCTTCTGTAATGATTTTAAAACTACCTAAAGATACAGGTGTAGAATATTCTGCAGAATCAAAACCTATGAATGGTAGACTACAAATTATAGGTGCAGCGAACGGACAGTTTTCTAAAACAGACTATTCGCCTAACATGAAGATAGGAGACTTTTATGTCTTTCCCTATGATATGAGACACTGCGTATATCCGTTCAATGGAACAAAAGAAACAAGAAGAACTTTAGTTTGTAATGTGGACGTTGACTATAATCCTGTAAGTTCAAGAACTGGGGGAGGACAAAACGAATGATACCAAGAATGCCTAAATGGCAATCTTATGTTGCCACAACAACAAACCCCGTGTTTACACCAGAACAATGTAAATTAATTATAGATGCAGGTCATGCGTGCGCACCAGAAAAAGCTAAAGTAGGTGGTGGAGAGGATGGTAAATATGATACCAAGAAACGAGTGACAACCATATCTTGGATACCTTTTAAAAAATTACCACAAATGTATAAAGTTATTGAAAATCAATTATCTATCGTAAACTTAAATCATTTTGGTTTTGATGGTGTAGGAATAACAGAGTTAGCTCAATTTACTGTGTACCCTA